ATGTATTCGGCCCATTCGTTGCGACCGACGGCCGCTGGCCCTGATGAAATCCGCGGATCAACTCCCAATGCCAAAGAAGCCGAGGCCGACGTGATTGCCGTGCGCGATAACCTGTCGCTGACCTTCATCGAGTGCAAGGGCCACTCCCCGTACGGCGAGACGCCGCATGACGAAGTCGAAAAATGGCTGCAGCACAACGTGCCGATTTTTTTCAAATCCGCGAGGGAGCATGACGACTGGAAAAACCTACCGGTTCACTTTGAATTCTGGGCGACCGCGCCCCTGACCGAGGAGTCGATTCAGTTCCTTGAAAAAGCCAAGGCATCGATCAAGCCGACGCGCTACACCATTGGGTGGCGTCTCGGACCGGAGGTGCTGACAATTTGCAAGGGGACGAAGGAAAATGGCCTAATAAACGCGTTTCGGAAGCACTTCATGAAGTACAATGCAAAATCGGCAGCGATTGTCGAAGCGATGCTGTCCCATGGAGTGGTGTAGTTGGGGCTGATCGTCACCGTGATGCTCGGCGCGGGCCTACTTTATCAGGATGCCGCTACGGGCAGGCTGATGACAGCATCTTCGCCCATCCCGAATTGCCACCTTGCAGGATTCCTGCGGTCCGACCGTCCGGTAAGGGCTGACTTCGACCTCCAAACCCTCGGGCCGCAGCCCCGTCACCCGTGCTTGATGAAGGTCCCGTCGTTCAACTCGCGCAGGGCTTGGCGCAACTCCTCTTGCGTGTTCATCACGATCGGCCCGTGCCAGGCGACGGGTTCCTGAATGGGACGGCCGGTCATCAGCAAAAACCGGATCCCCTCGTCGCCCGCCTGCACCGTGATCTCGTCGCCCGCGCCGAACCGCAGCGATTTCGACCTCTGGCTCGATCACCGGCTCGAGACGGGAGAGGATCCGACGGCTCTGGCAGAACACGGGCTTTATCCCGCCGCCAGCTTATGTCGGCTGCTCGGGCGGGAACTCCTCCGGGTGGAAGGTGTGCCGGAGACTGATGAGGTACTGACTCTGCGGGCGGCACAACAGGCCGGTTTTGTCGTCGCACGGCAGGGCGATGCGGCAGGGCGCCGACTGGCGCCCCACCGGACTCTCTTTACTGATCGCAACAGACGCGACGGCGTTTGGGGCGCATTATGTTGCGCCCAACGCGTGGGTCACCAAGGCGCTCACGAAGCCGACCAATCCGGAGGCAAGCACCACCCCCAGCGCCAGCATCCATCGATCCCTTCGCGCCCTTCGATCAAGTTCCGCCAGAACCTCGCCGTATTCGATTGGGTTGTCTGTCGTAAGGCGCGCATCCTCCCATTTCCTTGCGTCACCTTTTTGATAGCTCATCGTGCCCCCCAACCCGAGACACCGCCGCCGCGCAGGTCGGAACGCATTTACGACCGCCTCTCATAGCTCAGCGCAAGTTGTGGTTTCGGCTGGACCTTTCTGAGGTCTTTCAAATGGTGATACGGGCTCTCGAGATTGCCGCCACCCCATTTTTCGCAGGTGGCCATCTGCGTTCCGTCAATCTCCGTTATCCTCATTTCGCGGCGATGCGGATCATCTTTCCGCACAACGCGGTCGCCAACGCAAAGCTCAATTTTGCTCATTCTTGTCTCCTATGATTTGGGCAAAATTTGTGTCCGGGCATGAAAAAGCCCGCCAAGCGCGTGCGAGACGGGTCATCCATGGTGCGGACAAGGGTCTCTTTCGCACGATGGCGGCGATTCGTCAAGGAAAATCGGAGGCAGAGTTATGCAGAGTCTGAAAAGTCAATATTAATTATCGATATTGCGACGGCTTTTTTTGACAAGACGACGATTTCTTTATTCTTGCGACATCGCGGCGTTTCATCGCCGTTTCGTCACCATCCCGACTCTCGTGGCGGAAACGGGGCGACCGATTCCAGAACTGCGCGCGGTATTGAAGCGGGCGGGCGTGGCGGTTTTCGCGCCCGATGGCCAAGATTTCGGGCGCCTGTTTCTGCGCGCGACGGCCTAAGCGGCGCTGCGCCGCGAGCGAACGCGCAAACCGTAAAACGTGGTGCGCGGCATCGGGGCGGTACTCTCAGGCGTCTGGAACCTCGTTCTCCGCCCAAAAAAGCTATTCTTTTACAACAACTTGCGCATCAATCCCCAGAAACGGAGAGGGCTTTGGCAAAATCTTCTTGACTGGGGTGAGCACGAAAAGTGCCAAAGTGAGCACGCTTATGCTTCATCGGCACAAGATCAAAGGGATGCTCTGGTAGGCCCGGAGGATATCGAAAATCCGCCGTAAATCAATCGCTTGCACTGGCGAACCGCGAGTTTTCGCACGTTGAATTCATTGGAGAAAATCGGGGTAAGGCGAACCTTGCGCCGTCCGATGAAAGCGAAAACCCCGGCGCGCTGGCGGGCGCGACCGGGGCAAATGTCAAAGCACATCAGCTTCAGGCGAAACAATACATCGACGCCCCGAACGCTGCAAGGCGTGTCGATCAGAACGGCAACTGGAACCGCGCCCGCTGGGGATGGCTCAAAGCGATCACCGGTGACTCTGATCTGTCGCCCAGCCGACGCGCAGCTTTGTTCGGATACCGGGGCGGAGGGCAGAGGCGCTTGACTGTGTGGTCTATGCCTTCGCCGCGCGGGCGTTGCTCAATCTGGACTATGACCAGCGCCGCGCAGACCTTTCGACCGAAGTCGCGCCCGCGCCGAAGCGCGCCCCGGTGCTGGCGTCAAGCTGGATGGGAAGGCGGTAACAGACAAATAGCTCCAAAAGGCTCTTGCCTTCACTAATCCACAGGGGTTGCTAGAATTCCAACAACGATCAATCTTATGACTTCCCCCGCCATATCCCTTACAAAATATACTTGAAGATTAACCTGATCCTTTTTCATTGTGTCAATCAATCTCTGCTTGATGCGTGGCAAAATATCATAGGGAATACTGAAGCTTGCGACAGCTAGGCTATTCTCAAACTTTACCTTGCCCCAACCATTGTCCTTGTTGAACTGTATGACGTCACAAAGCAGAGTTGTGATTTCGTCGTCAACCAAAGAAGTTTCGATTTCCGAAGCCATTCTTTGATCAAGAAATAGAATTTCTTTCGACCTTCCGGATATAGACGATGACACCTCAAGCGTGTCAGCACTTCGCCTTAAGGCGGTTGCCATCTCACTAAGGAGCGGTGCGGACATTGCAATTAGTTTCTGACTTCTAGCAAAGTCAATCTTGATAATTGAACTAGCGCTGTCATTCAAACGGTTCTCTCTGGAAATTTCGGCCACACGACGCTTGACCAAGTCTCGATTTGCTTTTGGCAGCTGATCCACTGTCGTCGTTTCAGCTATTACGCTCTCCGACAGCGTCTCAATCTCTGTCTTTACTCCTGCGCCGCCTGTGCTCTTGAGAGAATCTTCGTCAAGTTTTGCAATTACACGTTCGCTTACATAAGCAACCAAGTCACCTAGCGGAATGTTCATAAACTGTTCGCTTGCGGTGTCCTGTCCGGGGTCTTCGACATTGATGTTGAATGATCCGTCAGATTGACTTGTCAATCTGACGTCAAAGTTCGATTTGTTTGAAATCTTCTGTTGAAACCTACCTGAACTTCTGAACTGCGCCAGCTTAACGAGAAGCCGCGCGGCAGCGTACTGAAAGCGCGCCGACTCGTAAAAGTTCATCTTGTGTTGATCCGCCAAACTGCCTTCAAAGTGAAAAGTCAGGCTTTCTAGCATGTGGTTTAGCTCCCTGTGGCGCGCCCCGGCACAGCTCGGCGTCGTCGCCTCACAGTTGCCGATAACTCTTGCCAGTTCAACCGCTTTCATGTTCGGTTGACGTGGAGACTGTGGGTGTTCCAGAGGTAGAAAAATGAACGAAATCAGTATAGGCGCAGTTGGTGCTGCTGTGATTGCCGGCTTGGTGTCCATGCTTGGGCTCATCATCGGCAAAGAACAAAAGGTATCCGAGTTCCGGCAAGCGTGGATAAATGACTTAAGAAAGTGTGTGGTGGACTATCTCGTGAACATAAATGCAATTTGCGACATGGTGCGTCTGCGGAAAGCAGGGGAGTCCGACGCCACCGCAAATCTGCTAAGTCATTACAAGTCTCTTAATGAGGCCAGTCACGGAATTATTTTGCGTATCAACGGCGATGAAGTTACGGCAAAAGCGTTGTTGAAATCTATGAAAGATTTTGAGCAGCTTTCCCAAAAAAACGAATCTCTGACGCCTGAGAAAATCAGGCAGGTCGAAGATGACTTTATACGTGACGCAAAGGAACTTCTGAAGTTCGAGTGGCGGAGGGTCAAGAGGGGTGAACCGGTTTTTGTTTGGACAAAACGCGCAATCTTCTTGGCAATACTGGCGCTTCTTGGTGTTCTTGCGTTCAATTGGTACTATGCGCCCGTTCAAAAGCCGATTTATGAGGAACTTTGGTTCCGTATGATTCAGCTACTGGAGCAGATCAAGAAACACTGAATGGTGTCGGCTTATATTCTCTGGGTGACTTTCTGTTGTCACCGTGCTCCAAATAGTGACTGGAGGGGTATCACTTGACCCCAAAGTGAAGTGTGTGCTAAGAGGTATCATCTGATTCCTTTCGGGTGAAAACATGAAGCGCGCTGCCTTCCTCTACTGTGCCGACATCGACACTGCTCGCTACAAGGTCTTGAACCAGCGGGACCAGTTGCCCTTTTGCGGGGGTGGTGAGAGGGGCGGCTCGAACTACACTCTGGATCAAGCGTTCCGCCTTCGGCTGATGCTTGATCTTCTTGGAGGCGAAGGGGACGAAGCCTCAACCATGGCGGGTTTGGGTCCGTCCTATGCGGTGTCCGTTGTATTCAACGCTATGACCAAGTTCCCCCGGCACCCGCTGAACCAGATCGAACCCCGCGACTGGTATCTGGGCGTCGTCGTCTACGAAGAACCCGGACGCGACGGCGAAACCTTCCGTCACTCTGAGTGGATTGCCTGCGAACTTGAACAGCTTCCGGCATGGCTGGAAGAGCGCCGGACTGACTCGGTCACGGGGCAGCGCAAGCAAATCATTCGGGTCTTTATGGTGAACGTCACCCGCGCGGCGAATTTTGTCCGCGATCGGGCCGAAGCGCTTGGCTTGCCGGAAGGCAGCGACTTCTCGGAGATTCCGGTTTGACCGTGCTTTCCCGCATCATGTCGCGGCTCACTGGGCCGACGCACAAGCGCCAGATCGAAGCTGGCGGCGGCGGGCGGCGCTGGCAGGGTTCGCCGATGATGAACGCCCCGCAAGCGTCGATCCTTGCGGCCCGCGCGCCAGCCAAGGCCCGCGCGCCAGCCAAGGCCCGCGCGGCGGCGCTGTCCATGAACAACCCGACGGCGGCGCGGATCGTGGAGACGTGGCTTGCGGCGCTTGTGGGCAAGGGCTGGCAGGCGCTTTCGCAGCACCCGGACGCGGGCATCCGGCGGGCGCTGAACAGTGAGTTTGAAGGCCAGACCTTCGTTCCCGCGCCCTGCGGTGGTGGCAATGACGGTCAGCCCGCCTGCGCGCTTCGCCATGCCCGATTGCAGCGCTTCCCAAAGCTCGCGCCCCTGCCAGACGTGAATCTCGTCAGCCAGAACGAAGGTGGGCGTCGTGCCGTGCTGCGCCCGCCCATCCGAGGACACCGCCTTCAGCGCCGAGCCGTCGCGGGTGCTCTTGATCGCCTTCGGCGCGTTATGGGCGTCATAAAGCCGGGTCACGGCCTCAAGGCGCCGGTCTTGCCTGATGATCTCGGCCGCTTCGCGAAAGCCGATGCCCGCCTGTTCACGATCCGAGGCGGCAAAGATGATCTGCCCCGCAGGCACCCGTTCCGGGCCAAGCAAGTGCAACAGCGCCAGCGCGGCGGCGAGCGAGGTCTTGCGGTTGCCGCGCGGGATCATCAGGAAGACCATCTTGACGACGCGGGCGCCCTGCGCATCGCGCGGGCCATAGATGCGCCGAACGATGCGCTCTTGCCAGGGTGCAAGCTGAAAGGCGCGCTTCGGCGCGGTGCTGGCCGGGTGGCGCAGCCGTCGCAGGAACTGCACCGCCCGCTCGCCCGCGCCTTGCGGGTCGTCGATCGGCGAGCCGTCAAAGACCCAGGTCGGATAGGTGCTTTGGGGCGTCATGCGTCACACCGACAGCGGGTCATCGTCTTCGGCATCCTCGGCCGCGGCCGAGCCGATGCGGGCGCGCGAGGTGGGCGTCAGCCCATATTCCGAGGCGAGTTGCCGGGCGGTCTGGGCTGCGCGGTTCCAGATGCCGAAGGCGGTCTTGTCGATCACACCGCCTGCCGCCGTGCGATCAGCTTCGATCTGCCGACAGATGCCCACGGCCGAGCAATAGGCTTCAACGCCTGCCAGATCGGCACGGGTGACGATCCGGCGCGCGATCAGTTGCGGAAAGATGCGCTTCCATTCCGCCTTCGCGTGCAACGAGAGGTAGGCGGGCGCGGGCGGCGCCTTTGTCAGCGCCTCGGCATCGGGCTTGAGCGCGGGCTTCACCCCGCGAAGGGCAATGGCGCTCATTGCAAGTCCTTAAGATTGGTGGAAAACTGCCCCCAGTCATTGAAGCAAGAGACAGAACAGCCATGCGAAATTGCCTTATCGTCTTCCTCGTTTTGACCAATGCCGCAACGGGATACGCCCTGTTCCAGGCGGCTGATCAATATGAACGAATTCGGACTAGGCTTGTCGAAGCCGATCAGAAGATTGCTGAACTGCAATCCACCAAGACCACAGATTTTGAACGCGAGAACTATGGCCCGGAATGCGTCAAGTGGCTGAAGGAAGAGGGCTCCAAGGATGGAAAGCGCGACGGTGAATTCTACCTTGGACGCTCTTGGAAGAAATACGGCCAGATGGTTTTCGAGGTCATCGTGCCGAGGGATCAAATCGGCCGGAAAACCGGGAACTTCCTTTGCACGTTCGATTTGCAAAGCGGAATGATGTATTCGTTTGAAGGACCGTCCCAAGAGCGCTGGATGTTCTACTGAAAGGATCATGCGGCCACCGCCCGCAGCTCAAGGCCACGCCTGCGCCCGATCTCGGCAATGGCGACTATGTTCCATGCCGTGCCATCGTGAAGGATGCGATCTGCCACCGACACGCCCGGCACCCAGCGCAGAAGGAACACCGCGTTCTTCGTCGTGGCCTCGGTCGCAGCGGTCAGGAACTCGGACACGCCCGCCTGACGCAGCTCGGCCCGGCCTTGCGCATAGGTCGCCCAGGTGGTCGTGACAGCCCCCGAAGCCGCGACTGTCTCGGTCAGCCGTTGCAGGGCGATGCGGTTTTGAAGCTTTCCGGCCTGCATCGTCACACCCGCCACCGGACAACGGCCTCCAGCGCCATCGCGCCATGTGTCAGCGTCAACTCGGGTTGAGGATCGCGCAACCAGACCACGCGCGGTTGCGCCCAGTCGTCGAGGCTGATTTCTGCCGTGTCCTTCGGTCCGAACTCCAGCGCGCCATAGATCGCCGCGCCGATCTTCCGCGCGGTGTCGGCACCGTCTTCCTGCGCCCAGATGTGCAGCGTCAGGAACACCCGCGCGAGACGCTGCGAACCGGCCGCGCAGCCCAGGAACTCGGTGCGGGCATCGCCCAGCACCACCGAAGGCAGGCGCTCGGGTCGGATGCTGCCTGCGCGAATGTTCGCGGGTTGCACATGGGCCACCACCTCGGGCGCGTTGATCAGCGCCGCCCGCACGGCGGTTTGAAAGGCAAGGGCCGGGTCAAGCATGATCCCCCCCTTGCGCGGCTGTGCGCACGGCTTGCCCGATGGCGCGTGCGATCCGACGCCGGGCGCGATCCTCGGTCAGACGCGCGGCGGGCAGAAGGAAGGGTTGCGCCTCGGTGCCGGGGTGCTGCGTGCCCGCGAACTGCCCGGCGTTCACATGCGGCTTCGTGCCGAACTCGACAAGGTGGCCGTGACGCTGTTCGGGATTGCCCACCGTGACAAGCGCCTGATTGGCGCCCGCGATGCGACGGCCCCCGCCTTCGGCATATGCCGGGGTCTCGGCGCCGGGCGGCGTCACGACGATAGAGGCTTTCAGATCGCCCTCGGCTTCGGGGGCAAGGCTGCGCGCGGTGGCGGCGAGGTCTTCAGCCGCCTGCACCACCGCGGGGCGCAGGGCTTCCAGAACGGTCGCAGGAATCGCCTCAAGGCGCCGCGCCAGCCGGGCGGCTTGGGCGTTCAGGTCAAGCTCGGCCATGTCAGACCACCCAGACCCGGTGCGGTTGCAAGAGGTCATGCACCCCGAACGGCACGGCAAAAGGCGCACCCCCGGCCTGCGCCGTCTCGCGGGTCTCATACCAATAGGCGGCAAGCATCAGCACCGCTTGCCGGATCGCGGCCGGAAGGGGGTCGGTCAGTGGCGAACCGATGAAGCTTGCGACATGGGCTTCGGCGGCCTCGATCTGGTGCGACAAAAGCGCGTCGTCGAGGTCATGGTCGAGGTTGAGCTGGGCTTTCAGCTCGGGCACGGTAACGAAAGGCATACTCGTAAACTCGTCAAATAAGGCGTGTGTAATAATGTAACACATCCTGTCAACGGTTTGAAGAGTCTGCAAAAAAGTTATTTAGCGCCCATCCTGCGCAGACCTCCCCCCGCCGGTCCGGGAGATGCTTGGCATTTTAGGTGTCGCCCCGGATGAACTCTTGCTAAGGATACAGCCCGGTGATTCAATGGCACGCGGAATGCGCGCAGTCGCCGAACCGACGCAGCGCATCCTAGCTGATTCGAGGCCTATTTTGCGGGGAGAACCACGCGTGAAGAGCTTTGTGTTTCGGAGCTTGAGTGTCGCCATGGGTTTGATCGTTGCCTATGTGACTATCTATTGCTTCAAGCTTATGTCTCCGATCTCAATTCAATCCATCAGTCAGCCCGATGAATATAGGATAAACTACGCGGACTTTGTGTCCATTATGCTTACGGCTGTTTCTCTTATATTGGCGGTTCTTGGCTTTGTTCTTGCCATTCTAGCCTTTTATGGCTGGAATTCCATTGAGCGAAAGGTTCATTCAATTTCGTCTAATTTGCTCGAAAGATCGCTTGGCGAAAAAGGCGAACTGCATGAGCTTGTTAAGCTTTCTCTTAAAGAGGGGGGTGAGTTGTTCACGCTCGTGAGGGATGAGTCTAACAGAATCATCTATGCGGGTGTCGGCACGTTAGGCGAGGTATCCGAAGATACGGATGATGACAATGATACGTGAGTGGAGAAGGGTGTCGCATCGCGAAAGGGATATAGTAACTCCCTACCTTACTTCTGCGCCGGTGAAAATCGCAGCGATAGCTCGCGCCTTGGGTGTGGAGGTGCGAAGCGCCACGCTCAAGCCGAGAATATCAGGGGAATTAAAGAAAAGCGAAACTAGCGAGTCTGGTTATAGAATACGCGTGAATAGGCATGAGGCGCCTGTGCGTCAGAGATTCACAATAGCTCATGAGGTTGGGCATTTTTTGCTTCACAGAGACCTGATTGGAGATGGGATTGAAGACAATATTTTGTATAGGTCATCACTTTCTAATCAGATTGAGATAGAAGCTAACCGCATGGCCGCGGAACTGCTTATGCCTCGGGGCCTCATTTTGCCGTATGTGGAGCAATGTGGAGGACGGATATCCGATGACTTGGTGTTGAGGCTTTCGGAAGATTTTGAGGTGTCTGAGGCTGCGATGCGAATTAGAGTTGGAATGTATAGCGGGGGTGAATGAATGTCTGTTGATCTGACCGCGGCTCGCTATGTCCCGACTATATTCTTGCGGCGTTCCGAGTTAATGGCCGTCAAAAATCTTCCAGAAGGCGCAAAGGATCGCCTCGCGCCTATATTTTGCTTAAAGCCTTGGGCGACCGCCAAGTTGCTTACCGCAGCAATGGACAAAATTGAGGATGCGTATCCCAATCGCCCTTATTTTCTCGATATCGACCCATTCTACAATAAGCAGGCAAATCGCCAGGCGCAAGAAGAGTTCCAGGAATTGATTGATGATGATGGGGGGGTGACTAACTGGATCAACTTCTTTCAAAATTATCCAAATGCTCATCCTTGCCTTCAGGTTAGAAATAGAGATGCTGACGATGTTGAGATGCAGATCGCATCTTTTACAAGCATGGAACGGACATTTCTAGTTAGGCTCGAATACCCGCAGAGATATACAGATTTGATTGATTTGATCTGCGAAACTGACCATTCCAACTTTGGTTTCGTATTGGATGGCGGGTGGTCGCGTGACTTTCTCAGCAGATCCGTATGGGTTGACTCTCTGACCAAAAGAATTGTTGAGTTGCGGGGTGGAGACGTTCCCATAATAACTAGTGGAAGCAGTTTTCCCGCTAGCTTTTCGAATTTTGATATTGGAGATAGCGCCACTCTCTTTGAACGGAGACTGTTCGATCAAATCAGGGCTCAAAATAACCAGGCAAGGTTGATCTATGGCGATTGGGCTAGTAGCCGTTCGCCCACTGAATCTGGAGGCGGTGGAGTAATTCCTCCACGTATTGACTTGGCGACCGACGGTGATTGGAGAATATTCCGCAGCCAAGGAAATAATGAAGATTTTCCATTCTTGGCGCGACTGGCGCAATCTAGTGCAAGTTATCCGAGGGGGCTAAATATTTGGGCGACGTATATGATAGATGCCACTGCACTTTCCGATGCGAATGGCATAAATAATCTAGGAACTGCGACCGCCGTTCGGATAAACATGCATCTATATCGGCAAATCAATTTTGGGAGCTTTGATCCGAATGTTGATACCGATGATGAATACATAGAGTAGACGGCGAAAGCCTTTATCATCTCATGTTTTCCAACCTCTGCTTCACCCGGTCATGGCAGGGCTTGCAAAGGGCTTGCCAGTTGTAGCGGTCCCAGAAGAGCGCCTTGTTCCCCTTGTGCGGGGTGATGTGATCGACCACGGTCGCCGCCGCCCCGCAGATCGCGCAACAAGGGTGGCAAAATAGGAACGCCGCGCGCTCTTTTTCCCAATCGGTCGTGTAACCGCGTTCGCGAGCCGAGGGGCGTTTCGCATCGTGGCGGCGCTTGCGGGCGCGGTCGGCGTCCTTCTGGCAAGTGCAGCGCTCGCCATGCGGCACAAGGCGGCCACAGGCGCAGATATGGGGCGGGCGGGGCATGGTCAGGTCATCGCTTTCAGACGGCGCAGGCCCTCGCGGTCGAAGGCCGGGTCGAAGCCCAGCTCTTCGATCTCGCGCAGCCGTTCGGGGGTATAGGGGGCAGGATCTTCGGCGTTGCCCTCGCCACCGTTCAACGCGATCAGATGTGCAAGCTTGCCGTCGAGCGCCTGCGCAATCTCGGTCGGTGTCGCGGCCCAGGTCTCGGCCGGGCTCCAGCCAAGCCACCCCGTGCCGAAGCGGTAAAGCTCGGCATAGGCGTCAGCCCAAGGCTTCGGCGCGGCCGGGGCGGTGGGCTCGGCCGTCTCGGTCATCGGGGCAAGGACGAGGGTCAGAAGCGCGCTCAGGGGCGCGGTGACGGCCTCTTTCACCGCCGTAATGGGGACAGCGGCGAAAGAGGCCAGAAGGGCTTCGGCGGCGTTGCGATCAACCGCCGAAGCCCGGATGATCGCCTGAACGGTCTGCAAGCGGAACTGTCCGAGCTCTAGGAGAAGACCCGGCCAGCCATCGTGCAGGCGTTCAAGCGTCATCGCCGCGCGCAGCGAGGGGCGCAGCACCACGGACCACCTGCCGTAATGCACCGTCACCTCTTCGCTGCGCGCAAGCGGGGTCATGGCTCAGGCGGTGAGCTTGAACTTCACCAGTGCCTCGCCAAGCGTCACCCGGCCACCGACACGGCGGCGGGCGTGCAGCTTGACGATGCCATTCGCCGCGCCGGTGTAATCGTCGCGCATGACGCTGAAGCCGGTATGGTCGGCAATCGTGTAGCCCGAGGCGAAGTCACCGAAGATGATCGGCGTCTTGCCGGTGGTCGCATCGTCCATGTCGGGCGCCTCATAGACCGGGCGGCCGAGCAGAAGTGCAGGCTGACCGGCGGCCAGTCCGCTTTGCCACAGAAATTCCCCGCGAAGGTCGCCCATCATGCGAATGAGTGCCATCGTCTTGCGGTTCATCATCCACGCGCCGTTCTGCGCATAGGGCGTCTTCAAAGAATAGAAGAGGTCGAACAACAGGGCGGGGGACAGAATATCCGCGTCAAGTTCCTGCACCTCGGTCGAGGTCAGAACGCCCTCGGCGGCGGTGGTGCCGTTGCCCTTGACGAACCATTGCGCTTCGAGCTGGCCGAAGCGGCGGGCGATATGGGCGCTCAGATACCGTCTCGGCGATCAGCGCCACCGCACAGGCGACGGCAGGCACACGCAGGGCGCTTTCGGTGGTGACGGTCTTGCCGGTCAGCGTCGGGGCAAGTCCGAACAGCGGAAGGGCGGCAGGCGTCGAAACGCCCACCGCCTTTTTCTGAAATGCAGAAAGGAACTTTTGAAACATCGCAACTGAAAACAGGGGCGCTCGTATGGGTATAATAATACCACATGCCCGAATCCGGCTGCAAGAAAAATGTTATATTATATCTTTATTTGAGATCGTAATCAGGCAGGGCATCAATGACCCGCGCCTTCGCAAGAATTGTCACGTCCCCGTAGTTCTCGCCTGCCGTCCGGCCCGAATGCCCCTGCATGGCGTCGATCACGCGCATCGTCAGACCGAGTTCAAGCGCTTGGGTTTTCAGACGATGCCGCCACCCGTAATTCGGGCGCACACCTTTCGGGACCAGCTTCAGACTGTGCAGCCACTTCCCGAGTTCGTCGGAGATGTTCTGAGCCGCATCTGCGAAACGGCCGGGTTCGGTTGCGCCGTGAAAAAGCGGCCCCGGCGCGGAAGCTTGAACAAACGCAATGAAGCCGAGAGCGATCACCTGTCGATGCAACGGAATATCCCGGTAGCCCCCGGCTTTGACGGTGCCAGCGTCAGGGGTAATCCTTGCGATCCAACGCCCCCCTTCTTCGCGAATGTCTTCTTTCCGAAGCTGAGTGATCTCAGAAATGCGTGCCCCCGAAAAGGCTGCGAGCAGGGGCGCCCAGAGCTTCGCCGCCGTCATGTGAGGGGTTTCGCGCACATAGCCAAACTGATTGGGCTTCGGCACATGGGCGCGGCATGCGCGTAGAACAGCGAGCGCTTCGGCGTCGGTGTATCCTGTTTCCCGGCTGTTCACTCGCTTCGGCTTCGGTTGTCGAACCTTCTCGGCCACGTTTTCGGGCAGGAGTTCATTCTCATGCGCCCAAGCGAAAACGGACCGCACCGTCGAGAGATAGTTGTCGCTCACAGTCTTCGCCGAGAGTTTTTCAACGCTCAACAGGTGATCTCGCCATGCGAGCAAGTCTTTCTTCGTGACCTGCCTCGCATCGTCGTGACGCAGAAACGTGCGCAAGTGCCGGAACACCGGCTCTTGGCGTTTGCCTTTGTCCTTGAGGAAGCCCGCCTGAATCCGGCTGTTACGGTAGTCGATCCAAAGCTGGGAAAGGCTCACAGGTTTGACGGCGATCGCCTGCGCAGGGGGCTTTACGATCGGGTCTGCGGGCTGGCCGCTGTAGTCACCTGCATCCCGTTCCAGAGTGCGCTTGAGCGCTTCGATCTCCGCCCGCATGACTTGCTTCGCAAGGACATTTCGTTCGGCACTACCGGACTTGGCGCTCAGACCGCGTTCCGCGAGATAGGTGTCGATTTCGTGCTCCACTTGATGTGTCTGTCCGGCGGCCAGTTCCCGTTGCAGAGCGGCGAGCCTCGCTTCGCGTGTAAACCGATCACAGTTTTGGGCGTCTCTCAGAAGCAGGAAGTCGAGCGATGCGTCGAGAATGTCGGACGGTTCATTGCCGATCTCGCCCGCTGCCGCTTTCCGCGTGAGCTTTTCACGTTCGGCTTCGATCTCGTCGGCGCGCGGATATGAAGCCCGCGCAGCATCGTCCGCTTCCAGAGCGGCTGAATAACGTTGCCAAACCGCGTTGCCGAAGTCGGCCAGGGTGATCGCCGGACGGGGCGAGATTGAGGCTTTGAAGTCTGGGGCTGCGGCGTCGGCCCTGCTTTGAGCGACGGCGATTACGTGCTGAAGGCGCGCAACCGCTGCCGGATGCAGGCGCAAGGCGGTGCGACGATCACCGCCGAGCGGTTCAGAAAGTTCGCACCGGGGTTGGTCAAGATACGGTTGAAGCCTTTCGGGAACAGAGATTCGTGCCCAGAAGCGGCCATCCTTCTCTTTCCAATACCGAAGCTTCCCAGCCAT